GAGAGCCGACGGTCGCGGTCTCGTTGTGGTCTGACGCCAGATAAATGATATCCCCTGCCGCCGCGCTTCCGATAGCGGTCGAGAGCGCTTGAAAGGCATTGCTCCAGTTGTCAGCCGTTGCAGGATTATCTTGGTCGGTTGTGCCATAGCCCGGGGAGTTATCGCCGCCTGAGTAGACGTACCAGTACGGAAGGGCATTGTATGAAAGATCCTCGACATAGATGTCGTCAAAATACACTGAGTCGTTGAAACTGCCTACCCCGATCTGCCCGGAGCCGAACGTGGTGTCAGTCGTTGAGAGCACCTCCACGTCGTCGAAATAAACGGTGATCGTATCCCCGGTACGGTTAACCTTGATATCGTGGTAATTATTGTCCGGGATCGCCGCGTCCGCAACTGTGCCGATTTGCGTCCGCGCCCCCGCCACGATCTTAAATAGCTGGCTCTCACCGGCATAAGCATTAAACATCATGTAGTAATAGTTATTGGCATCTTGATAGCCGAATACGATTGAATAATCAGCTGCAGCGTTTGTTTCGAAATCTTCTGGACTTTTTGCGCTGCAAGTGAATTCAAAATCGGAATATGTGTGGGAGTTGATCAACGCATACTCGCCAAGCCGTGACTCGGAGAGATTGTCGTAAAGAGAAGTGTCGATGGCATATTTGTAGTTACTGGCGTCTTCGATTACAGACCACCGGCCCGATGTCAGCTCTGTATAGTTATCCCTGTCTCCAAAATATGCGACGGCGCTAAAAACCGTTTCGCCTGGGTCCGGGTCTTCTGCGGGTGCTTCGTCGCTACCTTCAACTACCGCAGAATACGTCCACAGCCATTCTTCCCAGTTCAAGTATCCGTCAGAATCGTCATCGCTGTTCGGGTTTGAGGGCAAATCGTCTAACGCTCGGTAGTTTTGTGCAAGAATCGGATATCCACTGGAGTCGTAGCCGGGCAAGGTGGCAAACTCAGACGGTGAATCGACGTGACGCCCTGTTCCCGCCGTTACGTCCGCTACTACCCTTACATCAGCTACGTCCCTATCCGCTGGCCGCGCCCCGGCATTGCTCAGAACCGATGCCTCAACCGTTGAGCTTGCAGCCGCCGTGAAACCAGACGGCCACACGGGGGCAGTCTCGACTCTTACGTATTGCTCATTTCCGGACCTGTCATCAACCACATCCCACGCATCCGATCCGGACGTGGGAGCAATGTTGTCAGACAAATAAATATGCGTGCCGGACAAGTGCGCGAATTCGTTTTTTAAAGACAGCGCATAGTCCGCGTAACTCTCCGAATCTAAACCTCTGATGTAATGATTCCCGACCATTGAAAGCTCGACGGCATTCTCAATATCTTCAATGTCAGCGCCTTTAAGCCCGTGGTTATAAATTAAATTATTGGCCATCTGTATCCCGGAACCTCGCATATATGGATTCCGGAAATAGTTGTGGGCGAACAGATTCCCGATCAGCGAAATGTTATCGATCCCCGGACCTACGATTAGTCCAGCGCCATGTGGGATAGCATCCTCCCCTATAGATTTGGGATGAATAGACCATTTCAGTGGTTCAGCTATGATTGTGTTCGAAACAGTACAAGAGTCTGTTGTGTCATACCAGAACTCTATGGTTTCATCGACCGCCCAGGACAGCGTGCAATGATCTATGACAATGTTTTCTACAGAGTATGTCCCGTCTCCGATAGGGAGACAATCTCTATACTCCGGTGTATGCCAATCAGGGTTATCCCCATTCCGGATACGGATATGCTGTATAAGCACATCGTGGGTGCGGATATGGAGAGTTGCTCCCCGAAGCGTGATACCCGGAGAGGGCGCTGTTTGGCCTGCAATGGTGATGTAGGGATTTACGATGGACAAGTAGCCGTCAATCGGGATCTGACCGGAAACCTCAAACACTACCAGTCGAGGCCCGGAGGCTTTCACCGCCGCATAAAATGACCCGGTGCCGGAGGTGTTCAGGTTCGTAACTTTGTAAATCGTCGTGCTGTTGTCAGTCCCACGCCCAGCTACAGTATCAGTCCCGAAACCCTCAGCGCCGGGATAAACAGCAAGGCCCCACACGGTAGCAGGGAATAAAAATATCAGGAGTGCAATAAGCAGTCTTTTCATTCATCAATCCTCACCAGTGAAATATCCACCAAGTATAAGTTTTTTTCGACAATGCCATCTGAGTCCAGCATCCACCATTCATCATCGATAATGAAGCGGTCGCCGTAGACCACGTTTCCGAGGTCGTCAGCCGTGCCGGTCAGGGTCCCCGTCGCGGTATCAAGCCCCCGCACGTACGCTTCCTGGTTCGGTTCGTCGCGCTGGAACGCCCCCTGAATTGTAGCGTTGTACCCATTGGCCGGCCTAAAAAACACATCGCCACCGAGTACCGCCAGCATATCCACCACGGCCTGCTTAAGCTGATCGTCGAGCGCTGTCAGGATGTTGAATTTTCCGATGGAGTCGGAGGCCAAGATATTCCGGGCGTCGAACTTGCCTGCTACGTCTGAGGGTAGGATATTTCGGGCGTCGAATTTACCGACCAAATCGGAGGGGATAATGTTTCTAATATCCTGCTTGCCGGTCAGGTCGGAGGGCACGATGTTTCTGGTGCCATACTGGGCGATGATATCGGACTGAACTAAACCCAACAAGCCATACTGGGCGATGATATCGGAGGTCAGTACGTCAAGGGTGCCGAATTTACCGGTTAAGGCCGAATAGGCGACCCCAAATATATCGAATTTTAAGACCGAATCAGACTGAAGCGCGTTGAATAGATCAAACTTGCCAATTGAGCTTGAGGTTACTGCGTTGAATAGGTCGAACTTTCCGACTGAGTCAGAATTTACGGAGGTGAGAACGCTCTCCGGCGTCCCCGCCACGGCGAACGTGGACGGCGAGCTCAGGTTATTATATTCGGTTGAAACCCATCCGGAGGCAAGGGCTGTATTAGTAATCCGCACCTCGTCGATAATCCCATCAAACGGGTATAAGCTCTCACTGCTCCACGCGCCGATGTATGTGCGGATATTCGAACTATCAAACCCGGAGTAGCTTGCGTCATTTTCTGACGACCCGTTGACGAATAAGCTTTGCGCTGCCCCGCTGTTTGTGAAGCCAAGGTGATACCATGTGTCATTGGCCACTGTTGTTGAACCAGACAGGTCACGGACTGTGCCATCGCTGTCTTTGAAGCGGTATCGCCACTTTCCTAATGTTTGGCTTCTTGAAAGCCACCATGTATGGTAATCAGAGGAATATCTGCCCAACACAGACGGGTTGCCGTTATTGTTTGAACCGCTCTTAGCCCAAGCTGTTGCACTCATCGCCGTGACCGACGTAATCAAAGTGGAGACTACCGATACGTAATCGTCTGTGCCGTCAAAGTCCAGCCCCTTGCCGAGTTTGGCATCCACCAGATCAGCCGTCAGCATCGTCCCCGCTGGAGTCCCGTGGTTATCGTTTGAAGTCGAGTCGAGGATGCAGGCCCCCGAACCCGAGGGGTCTTGAGATAAATGATATACAGCTTTGTAGCTCGAGTTCCAGACGTTTTCGGAACCATAAGTGCTATCTGCCGCTGGCTGGGTCTCCCCGCTCTTGCGATACCAAACATAGATTGAGGTGTTGGCGCTGGAGGAGAGCGACCGCTTGACGTAGATCTCCGCCTTACCATTTGAGGGGTCGTTATCAGTCACAAACGAGACGACCTCGCAGGGCAGTTGGCTGGTTCCGGCCTCATCGGACGTAAAGCGCAGATCACCGCCGCCGTTCAGGGCGCAGTAGCTCCCGTCAGCGTCAAAAATCTCCGAGTCGAAATTGTCCTCGTTCAGGTAGACGGGAAAATCAGTGCACGTCGCGTCTACTTTTGAGTACGGGATCTCGATCTCATGTTTTCGGCCCCAGCCAGTCGGAAACGCCATTATGCCGCCGTATCGCCTTCAATCCTGATTGTAAAATTTACACCGCTGGCCGCTGCCGCTCCGGGCCCGATGACTCGTTTTATCCAGACATAGACAATCTCGTCTACGCCCAAATTGGCATCGTGAGCGTTAATGTTAAGCGCAACACCGCCCGCAAAGGTTGTGACTGTGCTCCAGTCGGACACGTTGCCGGAATTGACTGTCGGAGCTGTTGCCTCGTTAGCTACAGCCGTCTGAGCGCTGCCGTTGGTTTCTGATCCCGCTGCCGGAACCTCAACAGCGAATGAGAGTGTGTTGCCAGATCCGATGTCGGAATCGGCCATGTAGACTTTTGCGTTTTGAAGCTCAAGGGTGTCGTGTTCGTTTTTAAGACAAATACACCGGTATTCGGTATCTCCGGCCGATGCTTCGGCCCCGGATACATCGTCAAAGATGTTGTTGTCGGAGTCGTCGGTGATTACGGTTGAGGATCTGAACCCGCCAAGAGAGGCGTCCGGGTCGGATTGTGTGCCACCGTCAGAGCTTGCGCCGGTCAAATATTTTTTGATGTCTGCCGCTACTATTGCCATATTATTTCTCCTTTAGTCCCCCCAAGGGACCGGGGGCGATGTTCTGCCCCCGGTTGTCAGGGAGGAATGGTGGTTAGCTGAAGTCGTGTACTCGATACGTTATGTGGACGGTTACAGGGCTATCACCCGTGATGGATTCGCCCGTTGCCATGGTCAGTACGAGGGGTACGTTAGCCGTCATCGAATAATCAGCTGCAACGGGCGGAACGAATTTGACGGTGTCTGCTGTTTTTGCGAGGAAATCATTTAAAGCTACGGTATCAGACACCACAGTTCCGTCAGAGTTGGTTTCATATACGCCGAGGATGCCGTTGTTCGCGTAGGCCGCTGAACCATAATCGAGGAACATAACCGCGCTGATAAACTCGATGTATGTGCCTGCGCCCTGTGCCGCTACGAGTGTTTTCGGGGCTGCGTTGATTGCTTTAATTTCAGCAGCGGAAACCTCAATAGTTGCGGTCTGGATAGTGTCTTCTGCGAGTTTCGCGGATGTAGCGGCGTTATCTTCGAGCATAGCCGTAGTGACTGCCGCCGCGCCAATGTTCACGGTGCTATCACTCTGTAGCACCTCAATTGTCGTTGTTGCTCCAGAAACCACTGCTTCCAGTGCGTATCCGAAAAACACGCCGGATTTTTTCTTACTCAAAACCGGCGTATCCCCTACGACGTAGTAAATTTCGTCTCCGATTACGACCGCTGAATTGCCGTCATCATTAATACCCTTTACGGATAGATCATACACACCGCGCATATCAACGGACACGTTACCGTCATCGTCCGTGTCAGTCATACAAACCGCACACATCCTGCCATTAATGACAGGATCGCCGGAGGACTTGGACGCTACCGCCCAACTCTGATATCGCCCGTCAAGCATTATTAAATTGTCAGCCATTGGCTTTTCTCCTTATATTTTTTAAAAATTATAAAAATTCAGTAGGCTTAGGGTAAAAATCAGGTTCCCGCGTTGTAGTACAGGCCTGCCCAGTGAAGCGCCTTTGCGCCGGCATCGATGCGAACCTTGCTCTCGAACCCGTCAACGGTGAAGCCTGTGCGGTTTTCGAGGTACGGGGTTTTCTTGCCGTCGAGATAAAACATTTTCACGGTTTTGCCCTTCGGTCCAGCCAGATACCACGCGGCCGGGTCAGCATCATCAAGACGAGGCTCGTATACACGAGTAAAGTAATTCCGGCATACGGGTTGTTGCGAGTTGACCCGAGGCTTGAATCTGTCTCTATGGTGTCGTTGTCGGAAAAGCTGCCAGACCGGAAAAGAACCTCACACGTGCCTTCGAGGGTACATGGAGCGATAAAAAATTGCGGCCGGATATTCAAGCGCCGTAAGCCGAGCAGATCTTTCTGGAGTTTCATTGCCAAAATTGCAGCGGCCAGCGTAGCGATTCCCGGAGGATCGATATCCGCGCCGGTTGCAATATTGCTATGCCCGGCAACGAACAGAGCCGCCCCATCACCCATGTCTGCGTTTGCGGTCAGTACGGCATAAGCGATATCACCGAGTTTGCGGGCGCAGGCTTCGCCGTGGGAGGCTGCGATGGTGGTCAGGGCGTTCAGATCATCATTGATTACGCACTGCCGGGAAATTGCGAAGATCTTCCCGTAAGTAGCGATTTTATACGTTTCCTGCGCTTCCGTCCGCTTTCCGTACTTGTACTCGGTGTCTTCCGGGATCTCGTCAAGATCTGAGGACTCGGACACCCTCGGCATATAGTTGGTCTTGAAATCCGGTACGGAGCCGGAATTATCTACCCACGTCTCATACGTTTCCGCCGCGGTTTCAAAGCCCTGAAAGAGGGATTTATTCGCAACATTGGCCAGCAGGTACGGAAAATCGGAGGTGGTCATGGCTCGACCTACCATCTCCAACACGCCGCCGCCCATGGGACGGTTTGCAATCTGGAGCGAGTGCCGCGCAAGTTCGCGCAGGCTGTAGCCGGTCAGGTCGTCCGCGCCCACAGCGGGTTTTTCAACGATCATGCCGGCCCGGATCAGGATCGCGTCCTCAGCAGCCGCCCGGAACTTGTCCTTTTCGTCCGCCCCGTGAGTTGCCGGGCCACGATGGGCGAGTTCTTTTTTCTGTGCAATCATCTTATCCATCACCTGCCGTCTGGCATCCTCAATGGATACCGCGTCTTTGATCAGCCCATCGGCCATGTCGCCCATTTCGAGCTGGTCGCACATCGCGCGGACTTCAATTACCCGTTCACGCTCTACCCGTGCGGCCTCGGCACGTTCCGCATCCACGTCCGGCCCCTCGGTCTTCACGTCGAGTTTTTCCAAATACTTCCAC